GGTGTATGGATGAAAATTCATTAAATTATATAGAATTAACTGGAGATCCTTTAGTTGATGTAAATACTGACGATGGTTCTTGCATCCCAGTTATAGAAGGATGTATGAACCCATTAGCATTTAATTATAACCCAGATGCTACTGTAGATGATGGATCTTGTGTTGAAGTAATTGTAGGTTGTATGGACCCAGATTCATTCAACTACAACCCAGAAGCTAATACAGCTGGAGATTGTATTGCAGTTATAGAAGGCTGTATGGATGAAACTTCATTTAATTACAATGAGAATGCTAATGTAGATGATGGTTCATGTATTGCAGTTGTAGAGGGATGTATGGATGAAAATTCAATCAATTATAACCCAAATGCAAATACAGACGATGGAAGTTGTATTCCAATAGTAGAAGGATGTATGGACCCAGATTCATTTAATTATGATCCTAATGCTAATGTAGATGATGGAAGTTGTGTGCCTGTTGTATTTGGTTGTATGGACCCAGATTCATTTAACTATAATCCAGATGCTAATACAGACAATGGAACTTGTGAACCAGTAGTATTCGGTTGTACTGATCCTGATTCATTTAACTACAATCCAGATGCCAACACAGATAATGGAACTTGTGTTCCCGTAATTCTAGGATGTACAGATAATACATCATTCAACTATAATCCAGAAGCTAATACAAATGATGGTTCCTGTATTCCTATATTAGCAGGCTGTACAAACCCAGACTCATTTAACTATAATGAATTAGCAAATACTGATGATGGAAGTTGTATAGATGTAATTTATGGTTGTACAGATAACACCTCTTTAAACTACAACCCAGAAGCTAATACAGACGATGGTTCTTGTATTCCAATTCTTTATGGATGTATGGATGAAACTTCATTTAACTATAATCCACTTGCAACCGTAGACGATGGTTCTTGTATTCCTGTAGTAGAAGGATGTACAGACAATACTTCATTAAATTACAATCCAGATGCTAATACCGATGATGGCAGCTGTATCCCTCTTTTATATGGCTGTATGGATCCTAACTCATTTAACTACAATGCACTAGCAACTGTTGACGACGGTAGCTGTATCCCAATTGTAACAGGTTGTACAGATCCAGATGCATTAAATTATAATCCAGATGCAAATACAGAAGACTTTAGTTGTATAGAAAAAGTATACGGCTGTATGGACCCTAACTCAATTAATTTTGATCCTGAAGCTAATGTAGATAACGGTACATGTATTACAGCAGTAGTAGGATGTATGGATCCAGAATCTTATAACTATAACCCAGAAGCTAACGTAGCAGATCCTGATGCTTGTTTATATGATGCAGGTTGTATAACAGGACCAGGTGAACCATATTGGTTAAATAACCAATGTTATGCTTGGGTAATTGACGTAGATAATTATTGCTGTGAAAATGAATGGGATCCAATTTGTCAGGAAACTTACAATTACTGTGAAAACGGATGGCCAGAAGGAATGGATATAGACGGTATGTTCTCTAGATCATTAGATTTTAATTCAATTGTAATTTATCCAAACCCAACAAATGGAATTATTAACATATCAAGTAATGTAGAAGGGGTAACATTTGAAGTAAGAGACCTACTAGGTAAATTAATTATACCTCCATCATCTGGAAATGTAATAGATTTATCGAAAGCTAGTGCTGGAGTATATTTCCTTACAATAAAGAATGGAACTCAAATATTTAATAAAAGAATAATTAAAGAATAAAATGAAAAAACTATTAATACTACTTTTAGTACTCCCATTTTTAGGTTTTAGTCAAGAATCTGAATCCAAATTTAAAAAAGAATTAAAAAAAACTTTTAAATTTTCAACCATATTCGCCGCAGTAAATGGGGGCACATCTCTTGCAGACAAAAACCAATTCTCAGTTAATACTGGAACTTTAATTCAAGATGTAATTGAAACCCCATTTGACTACTCTTTATCTTTGGGTATAAGAAAAATAGCTAGATTTCAATATGAAAATAGAGCTAATGTATTTTATAATGGTACAGAAGAATCATATTCAGATAATGCCACATTAGGTAAAATAAAAGGATTTGAATTTTTATTTGAAGCTGATTATAGAAGAATACAAGGCGAAACATATTTAGACCAGCATCATTTTTTAAGATATGTAGCTGATAATTGGGTAGCTAAAGTAGAATACCTAGTAGGAGGTTTTATTGATATAGAGTACTTTCAAGCTTCTCAAAGATATAAACATAATATAACTAAAGAACTTTCTATTAATTTAGGGGTTGCACAAAGACTCTCTAAACCTTATGGATACGATCCTTTACAAGAGTGGATGTTAAGTAATGGTAATTTACATTACACCTATTTAGCTCTACAGGAAGGTTATAATGTAAACTTTAACGGAGGAGGAGATATAGAATACCTTAACCCTCAAGGAGCAGTAGTAGCAACAAGTACTGAAGTATGGGAAGAAGTAATTATTCCACAAGTATTAGTTAATTATGTAGAAAAAAAAGAAAATGAAGCTCCATTAAGATTAGAATATTCTGCCATATTTGGTTTTGATTATTATAAGTATACTAAAAACTTCTGGCTACATGCTTGGGGTAATGTAATGCCTATACATATAAAAGGTGGTGATGAATTTTCTTTTCATAATTATAATGGAGGCCAATGGACAGATTATTCTGGGGGTTTAATATTTGGCTACAAATTAACCAAATCATTAGGATTATTTGCAGAAGGAACATATAATAAATATTGGAATAGAAATTGGCATAATTTTTCAATGGGAGTTAATTATATAATTTTTTAAAAAATGGCAAAAGAATTAAGCGAAAGCACGAGTTTTACAGTTAGTATTCAAACCCTTATAGGTATAGCGTTTGGTATTGCCACAGTAGTTGGTATGTGGTTTGCTCTTCAAGCAGATATAGAAGAAGCAAAAGAATTACCAGTTGCACCACCACCAGATGTTACTAGAATGGAATACGATATGAAAGATCAATTAATCCGTCAAACAATCATGACTACTCAAGAAGATGTTCAAGAGTTAAAAGAAGACATGAAACGTATTGAGGAGAAGATTGATAAACTAAGATAAACTTATTATGAAAAAGTTTTTAATATTACCTATTTTATTATTCTCCTCTATAACTATGTTTAGTCAGGTAGAAGTTAAATATTTTAATGCTGCTTGGAATGCAGCAAATGAAATAGAATGGGTAGATAAACTCACAGATTGTGATATTAAAAAATATGATATAGGATCAAAACCTGAAGACGCAGGTAAATTTAAAGTTGTTGTTGTTCCAACTATATTAATATTTCAGGATGGAGAAGAAGTTGAAAGATACCAAGCAGATATTAGTTTTAAAATGGCAGCAACAAGGGAAGAACTTCAAGATTATATTGACGAACTTATAATGAGCGCTTTCTAGCTCATATTTATTATAGACAAATTAGTTATTAATTAAAATTAGTTATTTATGTTTAAATATTTAAAACGTAATTGGATGGCATTTAAAAATTTATTTGATGATGATAATAACATCAATGAAAAATCAGTAGTAGGCTTTCTAGCTTTTGCTGTAATGGTAATATTTGCAGTAGCTGATTTAGTAACTGGGTATATTGGAAAAGATTTAGTAATAAATGAATTTATTTATGATTCTTTTGTATTAGTGGTACTAGGAGCCTTTGGTATAGCTGAAGCAGGTAAAATATTTGGAGGGAAAAAATAATAATTATGAGTTGTTATACTAGAGAACAAATTCAAACTACAATGGAAAGTAAAGGATATAAATACTTTACTGGAGGTGACTTTGATGTAAACATAATTGGAGTTAGAAACTCAGAAACTAAAGGAAGAGTAACAAACGCATTTGATGATTGTGTTACTATATCATATAAAGAAGATGGTGAATGGAAATTTCACTGTTACCAAGCAACAACAGACCCAGGTTCACATTGGGAACAAAATTTATTAAATAAAAAAGGAGTAGCAATATTAAAACCGGGACAATATAGAGGTTCCCATAAATTAAGATTACACCAAGGCAAATATCTAGCTTTAGGGCAAAAATCAGCCGTAAAAGTTTATAGAGACAATAATAGAGATGGTAAATATGATTTACTAGAAGAAAATATTGATGAAGGTATCTTTGGAATTAATATCCATAGAGCAACTGGAAGATCAGGAGGAAAATCAATTAGAGTAGACAAATGGTCTGCTGGTTGTCAAGTAATAGCTGATAATGATGATTGGCATCAATTCTTAGATATATGCCAAACTGCAAGGGAAATTTGGGGTAACTCATTTACCTATACATTATTAGAAAGTAATGATATGGTGTAAAATGAAAACAACTCAATTTATAATAGCCTTTACTAGTATGTCGTTAGGATTTATATGTTCCTATTTTATGGAACTTACAATGCAAAATGCAGAACAATATTTAGCAATCACCACTTTAGTATTTACTGATGGATTTTTTGGTATAATTGCTGGAATTAAAAGAGAAGGGTTTAAAACTTATAAAGCAATTAAGATTTTAAGAACCTTAATTTTTTGGGTTATTATGTTAACTTTAATATTAGTAATTGAAAAAAGTATACCGGGAGCTGGGTGGTTAAGTGAAACCATGCTTATGCCTCTAGTAATATTTCAATTAATAAGTACAGTAAAAAATGCATCAATGGCTGGGTTTATTAAGGGAGAAATATTAAACCAAATTTTGGATAATATAGATAAACATAAAGGCCTTAGAAAATAAGTTGCCCCTTCCCCTCTTTTTTACTATATTTATAATCATGCTTAAGAATATTAAACAAGGAATGTTTCCATTCCTAATTGGATTTTCTGCCCTGTCAGTTTCAGC